TATGATGGAACTGACCTTGAATGGGACTTTGAAGATTATCACAATATGTTTTGGGACTATCTGAACTATGGATACATTAGAGACTTATGACTAAACTAGTAAGGTGGGAAGAAAACCCAGACGAAATCGTGCTGGAAGAGGTGGAAATGTTTCACCTGGAAAGTATGAACGAACGGAGTCTATGGGTGGGCATTTACACACAAGACAAAAAGATCTACCACTTGAATATTCACGCTGATGGTGATAAACTGAGATACTACTGGAGCGATGAAACGCTATGACCCAACTAACACAAGAACAAAGACAAACAATTGAAGACGCACTCAATTCTCTTCCACAACCTGTGAGAAAGGGAATGTATGCTACTATGGAAGGAATTGAAGAACAACTTGCTCGTGGTGATAAAATCATTTTCTATATGAAACCACATAATGTTCCTGGTGGTTTTTCTATTGATAAAATGAGTGTTGGTGATGAAACGCCGTGACCTGGAAAGAATACTGGCAGATGACCAAATGGGAATGGTTTATTGAAGGTTTCCGCAATATTGAGTATATCATAAATTGTTACACTACCCAATATCCTTATGGGGTTGATGACTTCTGGGAGGCATTATCGTGGGGTTGGTGTTGCGAATACATCTATCCTTATGATGATCCTTATGATCCTCGTATGTCGCCAGAACGTAAGTTGAGATTGGGAAGATGGTCTTAAACTTTATATTGCCTCTGTGGTATAGATACAAAGAATGGAGATGGGAACGTAAGTGTATCAAACATCTGGGCATGAAACCACAAAAGATGTATGTTTCGAAGGAAGCATATGATGCACTGATTAAGGCAATCAATGAACCACCTGATCCAGAAAGAATTGCAAGGTTTAAAGAAATACTCAACAAAAAAGCACCATGGGATGAAGAATCATGAACTTAATTCAATTTAAACATCGTCAAGACTTTGGACATGATTGGTATGTTCAAATTCTCAATACTGGTAAACATGTTCCAAAGTTTATTAGGCATCGATCATTACTGCAATTCTCTGTGAGTTGGAATGATTATCCATCAGGGCCTTATGTTCAAATTACAATGGGAAGTAATGGTCTCTTTGGTGCTCTCTTCTGGGTGTATAAGTTTGGATGTGATGTAGATCTGATCTCCCGCACTTGGAGTTGGGATCATCTACATGAACTTGATGAGGAATCTGACGTTGACGGAGAAGGATAAGATCTATTATAATGTTTGGGGTTGTGCTCATCAAAGACGTTATCTTGCAAAACAAAAAGGCAATTTTGCCCTCTATGATCGTGAGCATGAAACAATTCTAATGTGTCTGAATATCGCAAAATGGATTAAATTTGATTCTGATAGAAAATGAATCCACTTCAATGGAAAACCTGCCCATCATGTAAATGCAATCTTGTAGATGATGAAATCTCTGATGAACTTAAGCATACATGTGAACCTGCTGCATTTTATTCTAAACTGTTAGGAGGAAGAAATGAACAAACATGGAAAATTGAATATTGGAAATGCCCTGAATGTAATACGGTATTTAAACCAGGAGAGTTAAATGTTTAGTACACCATTGAAAGGAACAGCAAAGAATAAAACTAAACTGAATTGGTGGGAGTATTGGATTGGTCATTGTTGGATGACTGGTTGGCAATCTATGAGTATGACTTTTCGTATTTGGTCTGATCTCATGACTTCCAATTATAAGGGTTATGCATTACTGAAAGAAGATGATCCAGAACAAGAATGTATTGAATGGTTCTGGGCATCATTAAATGAAGATGATGTATATCCAAAAGAGTTTCTTGAATATCTCATGCAACTTGCAGATGATGTAGAAACAGGTAAAGAGAAGGTAGTTCCATTAGATGAAAACTTCTTTCAAAGACTTAAAGATTTAACCGATGATGTGGAGTTAGATGATGATGAAGAAGAGTAAGTATTCTCAATTAAAGAGTTATCTTGAGACGAAGCATTCCTATTATGCTGACTTAGGTAAGTACAACCTCGGTGATCGTGAAAGCATGGAGAGTGAGTATAAATGGAGGTTGTTGTGTGATATTATGGAGTATGTTGATTCTCTTGAATTATGGGACGATATTGACCGAAATATGATGAAAAAAGGTGAAAAAGTGATTAAAATCAATTAAAAATGTATTTAAAAACATATATGTGTTGTTTATATCTTTTCTCAATTAGTTGTTTAAATGAGAATCAATAGGTGTTATTGTTGAGAATAATGAGTGTGGGTCTTGTGTATAATGTTCTTATAAATGTGCCCAGGTCTTGTGATCTTAGCCCGCATTCTATCAGAACTCCGCGAAAAAGTCAAGACCCGCCGAAAAACTATCAGGACCCCGACACAAAATCTCGACGAGGACTTGACGAAATCTCGACGAGATCTTATAATACATCAAGAGTCGCCAAACTCTTCAGAATCTCGACTAGATACCCGTCACAAAATCTAGTCGAGAATCACACATAATATCTCGACTAGATTCACAATATCTTATAACATCTCGACTAGATTCACAATATCTTATACACAAATCTCGTGCTAGAATCGCACACAATCTCGACGAGATATGCATCAAATCTCGTGCTAGAATCGTGCATAGATCTCGACGAGATATGCATATAGTGCAAGAATCGTGCTGCACCCCACTCACCCCTACCCACACCATCTCGATGTGCTTAAGCACACAATCTCGATAAGGTATGCATATATATTCACATGATCTCGATGCACATATGTATTGACATGTGCATGTTCTCATGTTATGATACATGTAGTTCGCGGACAGATTCTTATGCCTTACGCACAGAAACAAAAGTACAGAATTACTCTTGAACTTGAAGTCTTCGAAGACTTCGACCCACATCAAATAGATTGGGAAGATCTTTTTGATCTTGGTGGTGATGAGAATGTTAAGGCTTATGTTGAGGATCTGACTTTAGATCGAGTATGGTGATTGTACCATAACCCTAGACATCTGTCTAGGGTTTTATAATATCTTAATATTCTCAATAAGCACCATTATTGAGAATGACCAAAACTCCCCAAATAGTTAAATACTACTAGACCTGATATCAGTAACATGTCCGAAGAATTAATTGTTGAAGAAATTGTAGAAGACTACGGTGTATGGGAAAATGCACAAACTGAGAGCGTAGCAAACTACCTTACTCTAGATGCACTTGGATCTAACCTACGCCACCGCTGCGGTTCTTATAAAGAATTCGTGTTTGAGGCAAATAAGTTCAGCCTCTACGAAACTCCCGATGGAGTATCATTTAACGATGCGAACGTAAAGTATACCGTACTGGAGAGCCAACTCTGGGACAGTTGAGGTACTGGCACACACCCCCTTGCAATTGCCCACGATCTGGTCCATACTACCTGAGTCAACGCAATTTTGTCGATCATGCGTAAGATTGAACAGCAGATGAACAACGCAATCAACAATCAGGTTGATTGGAAGTCTGCTAACACCGAGGTCGTGAGTTGCAGCAACGTTACCGATGTGTTTCTGCATGGTAACCTCATCGCTCGGATTGGTGAAACCTGGATCGAATTGTTTGATGGTGGGCATCAAACTAACACCACCAAGTCTCGCCTGAATGCTATTCTTGCCGAGCATGGTGTGCCTGGTGAGCGTGTCTTTCAAAAGAACTTTGATTGGTTCGTGAGTCAGGCAGGTGGCGCGATTCCGTTCTTTTCTGGAATGCGTCTTAACTGAGGGGAATTCTCCCCTCTTTTTTTCTAATTAATATTCGTGGTGGACAGTCGGTAAGGTGTCCACTGTTCTCCCCAAAGCACCCTGAGAGGTGCAATACTATAAGAGTCAAAGGAGGAAATCAATGTTTGAAGAACTTTGGTCCGAAATCCAAGATGCTCCTGGTGAGATCTTCGACCTTAACATTCCTGAGATTGAAGATAGCGAAGACTTTAACTTCAATGATTATCTGAACGGCGATTACGAATACTGATTATGACTCTCACTTCTCTAACTTTTGAAGAATTGGATGCACTGCTCGCTCTCATTGAGTTTCATGATGATTGGGACGAAGTGAGTGAAATTGTGGGTGCAGATGTTCCTGTACTGTATGAGAAACTGTCCGAAATGCGTGATGAGGTCTGATGACTGCACTTAAGGAGTATCACTTCACCGACGAACAAATTGATTTCCTGTTACAAATTGTTCGTGATAATGCACAGTATGAAGATGACGAAGATCGTGAATGGATGGAAGAATTAGCAAATCAGATTGAAGATCAAATCGTAAATCATCCCACCAACGACTGAATCATGACTAACAACGCTTACACCTGGACTGACGATTTCAGCGGACTTGTTGAGAAGTATGCTGAGTTCGTGATGGACTCCATGGACATGAAAACGATGGAGCAATTTGTATTTGATACGTTGGTTCAAGAGTATAACAAGTACAGTGAGGAAGAACTTATCACTGAGATTCGTGAGTGTTATGATGAAGAATGGTTTGCAGATAATGGGATTGAGTTAAAAGAATCCCCCGATGCCGTGTGACGGTTGGGGAACTGGCACAAGGGGGGTTGCGATCCCCCCGAATCCGTGCAATACTTAAAGCATGAAAAACACCCACCTCGAACACCCCGAAGATTCCATCCTGACGGGTGATCTTTCTGTCCTGGATTGGTTTGTAACTGAGAGCAATCTCAGCGTTAAGATTGATGGTGCTCCTGCGATTGTGTGGGGGATTGATCCTGCCTGCGGCGAGTTCTTTGTAGGAACCAAGGCAGTTTTTAACAAGAAAAAGATTCGTATTGCTCACAATCATGAGGAGATTGATCTCTTCTATCAAGGTGAAGTTGCGCGTATTCTGCACGTTTGCTTTGATTATCTTCCTCGCACCAATTCTATCATCCAAGGTGATTTTATTGGTTTCAGCGGTTGTGATACTTATACTCCCAACACGATCACTTATAAGTTTCCTGAAATCGTAGATCAGTGTGTAATCGTTGCACCGCATACGGTATACACTGCTGAGAATGATCTTCGTGATGCTGTTGCTTCCCCGATGAAGTTCAGGATCACTGATACTGCTTACGTGAAGTTTGTGCAACCGAATGCATACATTCTGCACGGTCAAACTTCCTTCGCTGATGTAGAAGAGGTGTGCAACTTTGCCCGCCAAATGTCTACTGCTGTGGAGTTTGTTTCTGATAAGGAAGCAGCGAAGATTAAGCAACAACTGAATGCCTGCATTCGTGCTGGTGAACAGATTAGCACTGAGAGCGTAAATGAGTTTGATTGTGATCCTAACCTGATCCGTTTGTGGGCATTGGTGAAGTCAATCAAGGATGATTGTTTGTTCCTTTGCCGCAATGATGGTCCTGCTGCTTACATCGGTTACAATCGAATTGATGCCGAAGGTTATGTGATGACCAATGAGTTTGGTATGTTTAAGTTGGTCAATCGTGAGGTCTTTTCCTATCATAATTTCAACAGCGGGCGCTTTCAGTGTGCCGCTTGATTAACTGTCCACCATTCTCCCCATAGCACCCTCTGAGGTGCAATACTATAAGAGTCAAAGGAATTCGACCGATGCCGACGACCTACCAGACCAACATCACCGACCGCACTTATAACGGTTGGACCAATTATGAGACCTGGAATGTTGTTCTCTGGATTGAGAATGATGAGAGCATCTACGACTTCATTCAGCAGCATGATATCTGCTGCTATGAAGATTTGCTGGATGCATTCTATGAATTCGGCACCAAGGAAACTCCCGATGGTGTACGTTGGGATGATCCTAAGGTGAACCGTGCTGAAATTAACGGCGACGTTTTCGACTTCTGAATCTTAAAATCATGCTTCGTTTCATTAATCTTTGCCTGCAACCTTTCAATCGCAAGGTTGTAATCTTCACTGTAATCGAACCCCAATTCTGATCATGATTCGCTACGAAGTTCGTTATCAAGTTCCTTACAATGATTGCGCTTGGCGTTCACAATGGTTCGGAACGTATGATGAGGCAATCCGTATGATCGAATTTTATAAGTCTTGCGGATCGCCCGCGTACCTTGCCCCTTAGTGTGCCAGTCAGCGAACCGTCCACCAAATCGCCCGCTGCCCCCCATAAGGTGCAATACTTAAAGAGTCAAAGGAGTTCAACCGATGCGCTTCTCACCCGCCACCCGCCTTTCTGATCGCCAGACCGTGTGGGTTGGTTATAAGAATGACGGCAGCAAGTTCAATCGGATTACTGATCCTGTGGGTCATCCTGCTTCTATCTGGGCAGCACAGTATTCTGAGACCCACGCTGATGATGTCCGCCCTGTAACTTTCGGTTGATTGATGGGAACGGGAGCGCCCTAAAGACTCCCAGCAAACTCTATCCCGTGTCGATCACAATGTACAACACCACTGGACTTTCTCACCGCGAAGGCGTTAAGAATGAGGACGTTACTGTTCGTATTCTGAATGAGAAGAAGATTTACCCCGCCACTGTAGAAAAGCGCGGCGGGACTAAGTGTAAGGAAGATGCCGTTGCTGGTTATCAGCGCATCAGCATTAAGCGCAAGGATGGTATCACCAACGGATCGTTTGATTGGTTCAACACCAGCGCATACAATGATGTGCTGGGTGATACTTTTGACCACTTCCTTTCCAACATGAAGGAATTGCGTCAGATGCCCGAATCGCTGCGCTCTGATGAAGATTTTGTCCTGAAGATTCGGGATGGTTTCAATGCCCTTTGTGAGTTGGCGTTGGATAGTCTTACCTCTGAACAGGTTACTGAGATTCTCCGTCGCGGTTTGATTGATGCTAACTGCGGGTTTGATGTTGTGATCAACGACACCAAGACTTCGGAGATCTATGTATTCGCTGCAGATCAACATCCTGCACACGATTACATCTCCAACGGTTACTCTATTGTTCTCAAGGGCAACGGTAAGTCCTCCCGCATGATTTACTTTGTAGATGCGGAGGGTAACGTATACGATTGCGGTCTGCGTTTGCGCGTGACCAGTAACAACGGAATCAATGCATTTCTGGGGACCAGTAAGGCAAACCGTAACTCCCAAGTTGTAATTAAGTTGCAACAGGACAAGGTACAACATTTGCTGCGCTCCGTCAA